CAAATTCAGCTTTACCTGTTATATTAGATGTACCACCTATAGATACATTACTTGCTACTGTTAATGTACTTGCAAGATTAACTGCTCCACCTACACTTAATGTACTTTTTAAATGTGTAGCACCTTCTATTGTTGCAGTAGAAGATACTTTTAATGTACCACCTATTTGTGCATTTGAAACTGATATATTACCTGAAATAGGTATACCTGTAATGTTTGTACCATCACCATAGAAAGCACTAGCACATACTTTTTCTGCAAAGGTAGCATTACCACCTACACCTAATGTTCCTGTTATTGTTGTATTACCTGCTACTGTTAATGTACTTGCTAAATGAGTAGCTCCTCCTACTGATAATGTTCCACCTATAGAAGTATTACCTGCTACTGTTAATGTACTACCTAAGTTTGTAGCACCTCCAACACTTAATGCACCACCTATAGAAGCAGCACCACTTATTGTTGCAGTAGATTCAAATTTAGTTGCATCACCAAATGTTTTATTTGTTAATGTATCTGTAGTAGATGTTCCTACTAATGTTGCTGCACTTGTAGGTAATGTTATTGTTATATTACCACTAAAAGAACTATGTGGTGGAGCTTGTAAAGCTGCATAGTGAGCATTAGAAGATTCACAATATAGTTTTATGTTAGATTGTGTGCCACCATTTTTAACTTGTATCTCACCACCAGATACCATTATGTTACCACCTATAGTAACATTACCACCTATAGTTGCATTATTAGTAACTATTAAACTAGATACAGATACATCACCACTAAATGTTAATCCTGTAATATTAGAACCATCACCATAGAAAGCAGATGCACAAACTTTATTAGTTACTTGTAAATCTCCTGCTACAGAAGCATTATTAGTAACACCTAAGTTACCTGATACTTCAACAGCACTTGTTGCTATCTTTAAAGCAATACTTGTTCCATCACCTGTTTGTATTTTTCTTAGGGTTCCATCAGCTCCTTCATTACCAGATGTTTCTATTTGTAATAATTTTTTATATGTTGCATTAATTAATTTATTTGTTAAATCACTCATACTGTACCCCATTTTCTATTGTTTGGTTCTGGAATATCATTCCAAGTAATATTAGCTGCTTCCCATCTTATATTTCTACCACCATCATCTGGTCTAGCATTAGGAACTATTGTATCATCTCTTACATCAGCAGACCTATTTTGTGGATGATTTTTTAAATCATAATTACCTTCAAAACATTGAGGACATATTAACATATCATAACTATTTAAACGCATTACTTTTTTATCATAAACAAAAGAACATGTATCACACATAGCTTTAGCTTTTCTAGCTGTCTTAGACATTAAACATATCCTATTTTAGGTTTAAAATAAATACTTGCTCTTTCTTTATCTTCTTCCATTGCTCTTTTAAATGTTTCTTCATAACTTGCTTTTAACATAGCTATTCTTACATCAGTAACACCAGGTCTTTTTTGTGCTAATTGATGTGCAAGTCCATATGTTAAACAAGGTAAAAATCTTTTTGGTATATCTGCATTTTGTTCTGCAGATTTATTGACATCTTGTAACTGTCTTATTGCTTCTATTGTTAATATCTCTGTACTAGAATTAGGTACAGGATATAAAAATACTGTTGGTTTATCTACATTTCTTTTAATAGCATATTGTGTTGGTCTACCTGTTTGAGATTTATTAGGTAATACATTATACTCTTCAAAAGATATTCTTGTTAGTTGTGTTTCTGTTGCTGCTATACTAGCTTTAACTGTAATAACTAAAGCATCATTTACTGAATCATCTAAATCATAAGAGGTAACACTTGTTGCTACTGTTACTGCTGTAGTAAATGTTGACCATAATAATACACCTCTATTTTGCCAATCATTTAATAATAAATTTATAGACCTTCTAGCTGACTGAGGAGTATGACCAAGTGTTTGTTCTCCACCTATCATTTCAGTAGCTTCTTGAATTACTTCATCTATATCTAGATTAAAATTATATGTTCCTGACCTAGCCATATTTTTTATGTTTTTCCTTTAATTGTTTTTTTGCTGCTTTTGCTAATCTTGATTGTTCACTTTTATTTTGTACTTTAGCTCTTTGTTCTAATACAGTTAGTATTTGTATTTTTCTAGCATAAGGTTTATTAATTCTTTTAACTTTAGCTATTGTTTTTTTTGCATCTTCTACAGTTGCATATTTAATTCTAACTGTATCTTTAGGATTCTCGTCTGTATATAATCTACGACTAGAACCTTTAGGTTTTTTACCTGTTCCTATTCTAGGCTCTTTTTTTGACATTCTTCTTTTTTCTCTTAATCATTTTTCCAATAGTAGTTGCTTGTCTTTTATGCATTTTAGATGCACCAAGTAATTCTTTTTTAATTTTTTTTAATTTACGTACCATAAATATTTCTCTTTTTTCTTTTTGTAAAATAAATAATGTTTGATTATCCATAACACACCTCCTAATTAAAGTTAGTGCGTTTCTTCAGTTAATACTTACTTCCAACCCTTACGAGTCAAACGAATTATTTTTTCTTAAATGTTTTAACCATTGTAGGCTTACCACCTACTCCTTGTTTTTTTGCTCTCTTTCTTTTTACTGCTGATGTTTTTTGTGACTTTGACATACGTTGTGCTTTTGCTAAAGGTACACACTTAGGATATTTTCTTTTAGTTTTAGTAGTAGATTTTCTACCACATGGTTGATACTTCCCATTTTTCTTTGGTGCTCCTATATCAACCCATTTTTCTTCTACCCATTTACGTAAGCCACCACCAGTTTTTTTCTTAATAGTTTTCTTTTTCTTTTTGCCACCAGGTTTTATTTTGCCAGAGCAAACTGCAGAAGCATACATATTAGCGTAAGCTGATGGATATACATCAAACTTTCTTTTTGCTGCTGCTTTACCTTTTGGACAAAGCTTTGCCATTAGCTACCTCTTCTAGCATTTCTTCTAGCTGTCATACCTGCTTTTAAAGGACCACCTTTAGACATGTATTTAGTTTTTTTCATTGGACCACCTTTAGCCATATACTTAGTTTTTTTTAAAGCTCCACCTTTAGCCATGTATTTAGTTTTTTTCATAGCTCCACCTTTTTTCATGTATTTAGTTTTTTTTCCTGCCATTTGTTTTCTCCTGATATAAATTATTAAATGTTATTTCTGGGTCAGTATAACTATCATGTATTTCTGCTGAATGAATATATTGACTTGGTGCAAAATCTGGAGCACCTTCACCAGTTACCCATAAAGCAGGATTAGTTACCCTAACTCTATTGTTAGGTAATGCCACGATATTACCTGTCCATTTACCTGCATCTATAAGCTGCAGTACGTGACTTTGTTTATGTTGTGCAGGGTCATCACTAATATAACTATCAGTATAATCAACTGTAAACATATATCTTCCTTTATAAAACTCACCACCTATTTTACACATCCAAGGACTTGAGCTTACTCTATCCATTACTATTATGGAATGTCCTCTTGAGGAGCAATCCCAAGGTTGTGCTAAATGTGTATCCATTCTTTCTGGCATCTCTTCTAAAACTTCGTCTGCCACTAAACTTGTTATTGGCATCCTTGCCCACATTGCACCCCCATGTATATTTTCTTCTTCATCTATACCAGTAAACACTACTTGAAAACTTAAACATCTATCTGGTATTGTATTGACTGCTATCGCTAGTCCATGCAAATATTCGCCATGATAATCTAAATGATTGTTTGTAAATTCTTTACGTACCCAACATTTAAAATGAGGAATATTACTTATTAAATATGACAGTTAGCACCTCCATCTTTTTCTTGCTTGTCTTAATCTTGAATTAGGATTCTTAGCTGCTTTAGGAAACTTCTTCATTTGTCCTGCAGACCTAGCACAATAACTTTTTCTTCTTGAAGCTCTTTTACCTGTAGGTTTCTTTTCAGTTACTGCTGTTTTTAATTTACTACCAGGATTATTTCTTCTATATTTTGCTACACCTTTCGCAGTCATGCCTGCACCTTTTTTAGTAGGTCGTTTATCACCACTACTAATAGACATGCCTTTCATTCCTGTACCTTTTTTTCTAGCCATTATTTGTATATTCTCTAGACTCTTCTTTTACTTGAGATTCTATAGTACCTTCTACTTGAGGTCCTTTTCTAGCTTTACCATAACCTTGTCCAGTTGGATGAGCACTTGTTACTTTACCAACAGATTGATTAATAGTTCTTGCATTTGCTCCTACTATTAATGTTGAAGTCTTTATTTGCATTATTTTCTCCTTTTAATTTTAGATATTTGTCCACCATATTGAGCAGCAACAAACTTATCACCTTGTTTTTTTAAAACTCCTCTAGCAACTAGAACATCTTTTTGTGTTACTTTATTGTCACCAGTCATATCTTGAAGTTTTCCTCCTTTAGCTTTTTCAATTTGTTTATTTATTTTAGTTCTATTAATCATTAATTAGCTCCTTGTATTACTGGATTAGGTCCTCCTGCAGGACTTGCTGCTACTTGCATATCATCTTGTCTCATTCTTCTAGATTGATTACGTAAAGCATCTATAGAATTTTTATATTTATTTTCCCAATTAGGTAATACATTAAAATCTTTTATAAAATAATTTGCTTCTATCATACATGCAGCAAATAATGCATTATAACAAAATTCACTAAAGTAATTAGAAGTAGTAACACTTGTACCTGTAGCACTAGCTAATGCTAAAGGTCTACGTGTGTATTGTATTTCACCTGATACTGCAGATGCAGGTGTTGGTACAATATAAATTTGTGTATTTGTTTTTCTTGAATAATATCTAGGTGTTCCTGTTGATGCACTAGCAAATGGAAAATAATCTATTGCATACTCATAGGTTCTTTGTAATAAATTTACTTTTGAATTAGCAGGAATTGCTGTTGTTGAAACACTTGTTGTATAGTTTACATTACGTACCACTAAAGCATCAGCAGGTAAACTAACTACTGGGTCAGAAGCTGTAAATGAAAAAGTAGAATAATTATCTAGACCTGGGTCATCCAGTTCTTTAATTAATCTACCTTCAGCTTTTTCAATAAAGTATGATACGTGTTCTTCAAACTCTGTTGAATCATTTTCTATTGTATTTATTATATCAGTCTTTAAAAAAGAATAGGATGGCATTTAGTTATCCTGTTATTAAAGTTACACTACCTGCATCTGGTGTAGAAATAGTAACTGTTGCACTACAAAGTACACCCATTTCTCCAAAGTACATATCTGATTCTGCACTTGCAGGAACTTCATAAGTTATTACTGCTCCTGTTTTATCTCCAATAGCAATTACTCCTGCTACAGTAGAATAGGAATGAACTCCTAATATTCTAGTTCTTCCTGTGGTGCCAATGATAACTCCATCACCACCTCTTTTATTAACTGTTCTTATATTTGTAGCCATGTTGTTTCCTTAAATTAGGAAGGGTACGTTAATACCCTCCCTAGTTATTAATGGTTAAGCACCTTGATTACCAAACCAACTTCTCCAATCAGAGACACCAAAAGAATATCTTTCTCTTGCCTTGAATCGTAAGTTGCCAGTATCAAAATCAGGCTCCATCTTGGTTTGTAAAGGTGTTCTATTGAACATCTTTGAACCATTAGGAACATCAGTTTTTATAAACCAAGCATTAACATCTGTAAATCTTCTGTTAGTCATATATCCACTTGGAAATACTCCTAAGTTCTTTACAGAGTTAAGGTCATTGTCTGCACTACCAACAATACCTGGTGTATTTAATAATACATCAGCAGTAAACATTAAGTCTACTGGTACGTGTAAAGATACAGCAGAAGAACCAATTAAGATACCTCTGTCATCTTTAAACTTTTGTATTGCAATAATAGCAGATTCTAATGTACCTTCAGCAATCGCTGCTGCAGTACTTGTATTACTTTGGTTTCCATCACCAATAGTTGGATGGGCAGCATTAAATAAACTTACGCCATCTCCTTGTGCTGTAGTAAAACCTTCGTTATAAAGTTTAGCAGCTTTTACTTGCTTAGTATTAGCCATAGCTCTTGCTAATCCTCTTGCTCTTAATTTTGCAAAAGTATCATAAAGGTTATCTTCCATTGCTTCTTCAGTAATTGCAAATGCTAAAGCTATAGTCTCGTTTGTATATCGAGATGTATAACTCTCACCTGCATCATCATAAACAACAGCAGCTCCTTCATTTTTTGTTGGAGCAGTACCAAATCCTGTAAAGAGGACTTCCTCTTCAAAAGACCTATCTGAATTTTCTATTTCATATAGTGGTTCATGCTCATTATTAACTTCTCCATACTCAATCCCAAATACTGCGTTCAATCCAGGAAGGAGTTCTTTGCTTATCGCAGCTCTATTTATAGCCATGTGTTATTCTCCTTTATTAACCTGTTATAGTTGCTGTTATGAAATTATCCATATGGTTAGCAATACGTACTTCATACCAAGGATAAGCATCTGTCACACCTGCTGATGTTCCAATACCTGTATCCCAAGGTGCTCTACGTATAACTCTTAAGTTTCCTGTTGATAGTATAGGACCAGATGCATCTAAAACATAACCACTTTGTCCTGTTTTATGACTTCCTGTTCCTGCAATATAAACTCCATTATATACACCAACACCAAAACCTGCAGCAGCAGTTACTGTTGCGTCTGCTTGGATAAAAAATGTTTGAGCAGGGTCACTTGCAATATGAATTTTTACATCAGTTGCTGTAACTCCACCTGTAATACTTCTAGCGAACTTCTGTTCTCCACTAGCATTTACGAAACTACATCCTTGAAAAACACCTGCAGACTTTATAGATACTCCTGCAGCACAAGGTTTAATTGTACCTGCAGTTTCTATTGCTATAGGGTCTCCTGTAAAAATATCTGAAGGCACTAATGCTGAAGCCACTAAAGGGCTTGCGTTGTTCAAATCAATAGTTCGTACACCAGTAGAGTTAGAACCATCACCATTTTTCTTAGCTATTTGTAACCCTCTAGGGGCATTTACACTCGCCATAGTTCATTCTCCTTTGATTGTTATTAAAATAGCAACAAAAAGTTTTTACTTTTGAAAAGTAGGTTGTCTACCTTTTGTTACTGTCGTTTTACTTGAATTAGAAATGGGCATACTAGAATTATTTCCTCTCATTAATTGACTGTTAACAGCTTCCATTAATTGGTCAGACTTATTTCTGTAAAACTCACCTCTACTTTGGAATAACTTGGTAGGTATTTTACCTAACGCAATGTCGCCACGAGTGACTGCTCCAGAGTATCTTCCCTCCATCTTCACGAGTGATGTTTGTTCTAACTCAGGTACTTCTTTAATATCAACAAATTGCCAACCTTCTTGCATTTTTTTACCAATATATTTAAAATCGTCTTGACCTTTAAGAGTTATTCTTAACCATCCAAGAGTCATTCCTTCGCTATTGAAACGATTTACTATTGCATCAGGTATATGTAAGCTATCTTGTTCTTCAAACTGATAACTCATTTCTTCGTTAGTATTATTTTCTCTAAGTTCTGAACTACGTGTATTGATTCGTGTTTTCATTATTTACCTCCACGTTGCATATTTATTGTTGTATACTCACCATCAGCACTATTTGCTTTTAGTTTTTCTTGAGCATATTGTTCAAGGGGTATATTCCATTTGTTAGCTAATCTTACATCTTCTTTTGAAAGTTTAACTTTTTTATTGGAACTAGGAGTGCTACGTGTACCTCCTGCAACCACTTGAGCAGGTGACGTTTCCTGCTTACGAACTTCTTCAACCTCTTCAGTTTTATACTTATGAGGAAAAGCTTCTTTTAATCTAATATCTACTTCTGAATAATAATCATCATCAGTAGGATTAAAACCTTCTTCTTTTAAATCTGCATCTATTGCTAGAGCAGCAGCAGTTCTAACCTTATCTTTACCAAACCAATCATTTTTTTCTGCCCAACTTTGTGCCTTTGGGTCAGGAGTTGGTTGTTGTTGATATTGAGGTTGTTGTACTTGTTGTTGTGTTTGTTTAACCTCTGGTTCTTTAAACTGCATCTTTGTTGCACTAACTGATTTTAAATCATTTTGTGCATCATTAAGAAACTCTTGAGCCTTTAATATTTTAGAAGTATCCCCTTCTTCGTGAGCTGCTTGATAAGCACCTCTGGCTAATTCTAATTTATCTTCTAATTGTTTTTCAGTTGCATCTAAATTTAATTTACTTAATTTAGTAAATTCAGTATTTTGATTTTTAACTTTATAACTTAATTCTTCATTTTTACGAATTAAAGCATTAATTTGTTCTTCTCTTTCTTTTCTTTGTTTAATTAATTGCCTTATTCTTTTTTCTGCACCTTTAGTTTCAATACCTTCAAGTTCTTTTGGCTCTTCTTTTTTAACTTCAGGTTCTACTTTTTTAGGTTCTTCTTTTTCTACTTCAAATTCTACTTTTTCTTTTTCTGGTTCTTCTGTTTTAACTTCGTTCCAAGATTCTTCTTGCATTGTTTATTCCTTTTCGTTGCTAACGAGACATACGAGTTACGTTATACTTATTATTATACTATATTATTTTAAAGTATGCAAGTATTATTACACACTATGTTTAGATAAATTAAAGGTAGGGTCTAAAGTCTTAGGACTTTCTACCTTCATTATCACTTGGTCATCAAATAATAGTATATATTTTAAACTTTTATACTTTATCTTTTGACCTGCATGTTTACCATAACATACATAATCACCTACTTTACACCATGCTCCTTTAGGAAATTTATCTTTATCATTATAAGCTAAGTCTCCTAAAGCTACAACTTCTCCTACTGTTGTAAGATAAGCCATATCTTCTTTAGTTGAGTTAGGTAATAAAATACCACCTTTAGTTTTTTCTTTTATAGATACAGGTCTTATCAGAACATGATAACCTGGTAGTTCTGGTAAAACATCTGGATTAGCTTTATCTTCCTCAGAAATCCACATATCATTCTTAATAGATTTTGCTAAACTTACTTGTTGCATTATTCTTCTTCTCCTTCATACATTTTTTTTGTTATAGTTTTGATAACCTCGATAGACCATTCAATTCCTTGTATACGACCTACGAGTTGTTTATAATTAGCAAAGTTATCTGCTTGTCCATTTGCTAAATTAATTCTTAATAAGTTAAGCTCCTC